TGACTTGTCACTTTTGCACCTTGTGCAGCACTTGCTCATTAGTTTGACCATACTCAAGCTCCAAAAGCAATTCAAGATAATGAATTGCCTTAAGTATATCATCTTTCCCTGCTTTGGATTTATGACGTGTGACGTATTTCACTACGTTACCCTCACAAAAACCAAGATCATTGGCATGGATGTAGACGATTGGCTGGATGCCTTTGTCTTTGTAGTGGTTGCCTGAGACTTGTTTATCAAGAGCAGACATCATTTGTCCTTGTAAAAAATTCCATCCGCACCAAGAGTTCCGGTTCGATCTTTTATTTGCCCATAAGCGTGTTTAAAGCAACTAACAAGATCAAGATCAGCAGTAGCGCAACCCATAACAAGTGTTACAAGAATATCGCCGTAAGCATCAATCATTGCTTCACGATCATTTGATGCAATTGCTGCAAACAACTCGCCAACTTCTTCATGAGTTTTTATTGCTTGAGCCATAGGGTTGCTGTTTTGCACAATCTGGCGAGCTTCGCCCCACTGGATAACCTTAAGTTCAACATCTGCGTAGCTCATGCTTGCTCCAGTGGAAGGTTGTCTTGTTCTGGTCGCAAAGCAGTTTCAACTTTCTTTCCGCAAGAGGCAAAGTCAATCAATTGATCTTGCGTTGGTATGTCAACATTGATGATGCCGTGAGCAACGTGGTTGAGGGCTTGTGCGCGAGTATTGGCGCGAACAAGGCGGGTTTCTTGGCCGTAGCCAACAATGTAAATGCGGGACATATCTTCTCCTGTGGTTAAAAAAGGGTGGGCCTACTCGCTGCGTCTGGGTGGTAGACAGGGAAGTCTCTCTACCAGCGGAACTCACCTCCGTTCCAGCATCCGCTTTCGGCCCGAAATCATTTGATGGTCAATCTGTCCTTGCGGACAATGCAGGCTCCAGCAACAGGCTCACCAGCAAGGATTGCGTTCTTGATCTTGGTTTTGCTTGGCTCTGGAGGTTTTGGATCGCCGCACAATTCAGCAGGGAACTTTGCGCCGTCCTCAAGTACAACAGATTCATCACGGTCAACATACAGCTTAACGATGAAAGACCCGTCAGCAGCCTTGATTTCGTGGATTCCAGCCGTCTTCATGTTGTCGGCAAGGTAATCCCTCAACTTCTCAGCTTTGCGCTCGTAGGCTGTTTGCAAGGCTTTGATGCGTTTGATGGCATTCTTGGCCTGTTCAGCATCTGATTCGCAGTTCAAAACGTAGGCAGCGACAGCGTTTGCTTTGTTGCCGAGCATGACTCGGAATTCGTCAAACGCTGGCAAAGCCTCACCAGTCTCTGGATCAAAAAGATCGTCAAGTTGCCCACGGAAATCGTGAGCGAGTTGGTAGAGACTGGTCATGTTCAGAACGCCGAATCGTCCATGTCGCCAAAGCCACTATCGGCTTGGCCAGATGAAGTGCCTGCTGCTTTGGCAAACTCAGGGCTGCGCTTGATAGCGTCCTTGAGCTTGTCGTGAAACGCATCAAAGATGCCCCAATCAGGGTTGTCCAAATCGAACATCAAGTTCTGATGAATGCCAGCAGGCTTGCTGTTCTTCAATGCCGTTGGCAATGGAGTCAGGTTTGCCACATTGGAATACGTCTTGCCATTTGTTTCGCTGGTTGTGACGTTGACCATGCAGTACGCGCCAAGCAGCTTGCTGATGTCAAAGCCTTTGGCTTCTTCGTCAGTGAACTCACGACCGCGCCAAGACTGCAAATCCTTACGCACGGATGCTTTCTCGCTAAGAGACAGCGTGTACGACTTGCTGATGGTCATCGGCATTTCTTGACCGTCAAACTCAATGGTCAGAGGCTTGCCCTCTTCATCCTCGCCAAACAATTCCCAAGCAACACGAATCTTGTGTTGCAATTTTTCACCATACTGACCAGACGACAACTGAGTGCCAAGGTCAATTAAAGAGTAGCAACGACCAACATGAACGCCAGAAGGCACACGTTTGAAGTTACCACCACCACTGTCAGAAGCTACAAATCCCATTTTCATTCTCCAAAAAAACAGCCGTTACAGGTCGGCTGAACACCTTATCTGAACCAAAGAAAGAATCCGTGCAAAATTCCAATTGGGAACAACAATGCTCCAGCAATCAGGAAGCCCCACAAGCCCTCGGCAAAGCAAGTGAAGATGTGTGTAAACCATGCAAATATGCAGGCCAATCCAATAATCCAGCCCATCATTTAACCCTCACAACATGTTCAGCCAAAAGCCAGTTAGACCCAAGCTGGTGAACAGATCGTGCCCACTTGCGTTGGTAGCTGCGGATTACCTCGGGGGAAGCATTGTATGTCTGGAAGATTCGCCGTGCGTGGCGTAAAAGCGTGATGTTCATGTGAACTCCTGTCTTGTTGAGCCTCAACTGTAATCCAGCTAACTCATAAAAAACATAGGTGTTTTCCCTATGCTGCAAATCAAAAAACAGTGATAGCCTTCAGCGCATGAAAACACCAGACCAACTTGAAGAAGACTCAGCACAGCACATACGAGATTTGGCTATGCTGGAGGCGTACACCAATTGCGCCCATCCCGGAGATTGGGATGCAGCAGCAATGTCAATCTTAAAACGAGCAATCGAAATCATCACCAAAAAGGAAATGGAAATATGCTACAAGCAAAACAGTTCTATCTGATGTGCCTTGAAAACGGGCCAGTAAGTCAGAGGAAAGTCGCCAACAGGATGAGTCATCGGTTTGACGTTTCACCAGCCACAATCAAAGAGGCTTTGCTGAATGAAGGCTTCATTGAACTTGACTGCATCAAGCGCGAAGGGGCAACTCAAAAGTTGAACCATTACTTCAAGCTGACAAACAAAAAGTTCATGCAGGTTGAAGAAGTCAAGCGTGAAGTAAAGGTCAGCGAAAAATGGGAAGATGGAACAATCAAGTCCAAGGGCAACGCTTTTGATTGGGGCAAGACAGCCAAGGGCATGTTTGACAATCGAGAGGTGGCCCGGATGACTCAGAAGTACCATCAGAACAAACCCATCACCATTTACAGTCGCGCCTGATTGGTGGTATAGTTTAGTCAGACGGTTTAGATGTGGCGTGTACGAGACGCTGATACATCTAAGCCGTCACAGGCTGACCCCTGAAGTTCTGGAGCTCGTACCTCCGGTCTTCAGGGGTTTTTTATTGGGGAATCGCATGGGAATTTTTCTTAAACCTGAATTGAAAACTGATGTTGTAGGTGATGGAGATGGATTTATAAAAATTATTCAAACCCAAGATGATGGAGAGCAAGCAGTTATATGGTTATCTGTTCATCAGTTTGAAACAATTTTTAATCATGAAAAATTCATAATTCGTGAAGCATTGGGGACAGAATGAAAAGACCATCATTCCAGTTTTATCCAAGCGATTGGCTGCGTGATACGGCATTGCGGTCTTGTTCTGCTGGCGCTCGTGGCCTATGGATCGACATGATTTGCTTCATGCACGAAGGTAGTCCATATGGTTACCTCAAGGTTGGAGAGAAGGTTATCCTTGCTGACAACCTTCACCGCATGGTTGGTGAAACCTTAGAGGTTGTTGAAGGGTGGTTGCATGAGTTGGAGCTTGCAGGTGTATTTGATGTGGATAACGGCATCATCTGCTCAAGACGCATGATTCGGGATGAAGAATTAAGACAAAAGCGTGCTGAAGGCGGAAAGTTAGGTGGAAATCCAAACTTGAAGGATAGGGGTAAGGTTAACCTCAAGGTTGAACAAGAGGTTAAACAAATTCCAACCCCTTCATCTTCATCTACATCTTCATCTTCTATTAAAGATGTATCGCAGGACAAGCCTGCGAAGCCTAAGCGCAAGACTTCAATTCCTGATGACTTTTCTGTCAGCCAAAGAGTTGAGGAATGGGCCAAGCAAAAAGGCTTTGACAGGCTTGGAGAGCATCTTGATGCTTTTACTAGAAAAGCCAAGATGAATGGGTATCAATACCTCGATTGGGATTTGGCTTTCATGGAGGCTATTAGGGAAGATTGGGCAAAGATACGTGGCAAGCAATCCTTTGCCCAACAAGCTGCTGACGTTGCTCGGACAACAGTTCCACCTGCCCACACTGGCCCTGACCCTGTGTTGCTCAAAATTCAAGCTGACCGTCAAAACGCAGCTCCTATGCCTGCCCACATTCGCCAACAAATCAACTCTGTTCTGAGAAAAGTATGAGAGCTACAAGACAACAAGCCATCCGTGAGTGCTTAAAAAATCACGGCACTGGATTAACAAGACAGGAGTTGTCTGACATGCTTAAAATTGAAGTTGCAAATGTTGCGACAGCAATCAAGGCAATGCCGGATGTGTATGTGGATCGCTGGATAACAGGACGGAATGGGCAGTTTCGCAAAGTTTATTGCGTGGTCGAGGTTCCTGAAGATTGCCCACACCCAACAGATAGGGTTTATACCAATGGCAGGCCAGTCACTACTTGGAGACAATTGCAAGCATGACAAAAAGTTACGCACTGAAAAAGCTCCTTGAGCATGGCGCACTCAAACGCCATGAGATCGTTGAGATCACTGGCTGGACAAAAGCACACGTTCACTCTGTACTTCAATACCTTGCTGAGATCGAAACAATCAAGCGTGAAAACGGCAAGTGGACGTTGGCATGATGACCCGCAGAGCAGTTAGCAACGAGGGTGACAGATACCAAATTGAGCTTGGTGAAGCGCGAGTTCTGTTCAGGACTTACGAGTCAACAGGCCAAAAGGTTCTGACACCTGTTCGGATTGAATGGTTGGAGCGAAAGTACGGCACGGGTTCTGTAGCAAGGATTCGTAAATATATGACCTTGCTTCAATCTGGAGAATTAGAGTAAAATTTGGCAACAGCTACCTTTAGCGGGGGAAAAGACGATTCATCACCGTCCTGCTGTTGTCTTTCAGTGATGACTTCCACCAATGATGAGGTGCGACATGATTACGCAAAAAGAATTGTTAGATTCGTTTGAATATAAAGATGGAAATCTTTATTGGAAAATTTCAAAAAAACGAGTAAATGCAGGACAACTTGCAGGTACAAAACAAAAAACTGGTTATTTTCAAATTCAATTGAATCAAAAATTTATGTATGTTCATAGAGCAATTTTTTTAATGCACTATGGACATCTTCCTAAATTTATAGATCATATAGATGGAAATCCATCAAACAACAAAATTGAAAATTTAAGAGAAGTAACAGCAGCACAAAATTCTTGGAATCAAAAATTTAAAGGTTCTGCAAGTGGCTTTAAGGGTGTCACATGGAACAAACAAGATAAAAAATGGCAGCCACAAATTAGAGCCAATAATAAAAAATTTTATCTTGGTAAATTTACAAATCTTGATGATGCAATTATTGCTTATCAAAAAGCTGCTGAAAAATTGCATGGTGAATACAGAACAAACACATTGAAACTACAAGACGGAGAATTGGAATGAACAAGACAAACACAGGCGGGCCAGCGTTTCCCGTTGGCGAAGACGCACTGCTTCGCAATCTGCAAGGAATGACTTTGCGCGATTACTTTGCGGCCAAGGCGATGCAGGGGATGTTGGCGTGCCCAGTGCAGCCACAAAGCGGCGCGGATCTGTACGCCCGTGATGCCTACTTTGTGGCCGATGCCATGCTGAAAGCGAGGGAAGCATGAACAGGCACACATCAAGGTCTTGGCAATACAAACGCACTGACGGTTTTGACTATGGCGGCACAGCTTATAGGGTTCCGGGCATTTGCACCAACATCAAAAATGAAGAAGATGCCAGACTAATCGCCGCAGCGCCTGATCTGCTGGAAACGCTGGTAGAGGCCGCAAACTTCATCCAGCCATACAGCGTGGGGCACGAACTTTTAGAGCGTATAGACGCTGCCATCGCAAAAGCAACAGGGGGCCAAGCATGAAACAAGTCATTGGGATTGACCCCGGAGTCAACACAGGCGTTGCCCTGTTCACCAATGGCAAGCTGCTTTCATTGCAGACCATCCAACCCATTGACATTCAAGATTGCGTCAAAAGGTCATTTGCCGACCTGATTGTGTTTGAAGACAGCCGCTTGCAAAGCGCAGTGTGGATTCCGTCTGCCAGCAAAGCCGTAGCAAACAACATTGCCCGAAAGATTGGGCAGGTTGATGCGCTGTGTTCGCTGATAGAAGAAACCTGCAACCGTTATGAAATCAAATTCATGCGAGTCAGCCCCAAAGAAAAAGGCGGCAAAATAAACGCAGAGGATTTCAATAAGATCACAGGCTGGTCTGGACGATCAAACCAGCACGAGCGTGACGCAGCTATGGTGGCTTGGCAACTGAGGAACCACAATGGCTCCTGACATGAAATCCCGCGATCAAGAGAAACTTTACCATTCGATCATTGGACAGATTGCCAAGCAAAGCCAGCTTCATGGCAGCAGGTGGAATCAAGAGTCGTGGAAGCGATTTCTGATTGACCAGTGGGCACACGAAAGTGGCGAAATGAAGTCCATCAGCAAGGTCATGCCGAGCATTGACGGAGAACGCATTGTTCAGCTCGGCCACCAAAGCAGGCGCTTTACCAAGGAGCAGGCCATCAGTTTCACCGAGTGGCTGTTGTATTGGGCCAACACAAATGGAGTGACGATTGATGATGTTCCCAAAGCATAACTACATCCGCAGCAAAAAGCTGCTGGAAAACGCCAGACAGATTCCCTGCCAGTGGTGCGGCGCTGATGACGGAACCATTGTGGCGGCTCACACCAATTGGGGTGGAGGCAAAGGTCGCGGCATCAAAGCTGATGACAACCTGATTGCCAGCCTTTGCTACTCATGCCACGGCGAACTTGACCAAGGCGCAATGATGACCAAAGGAGAGCGCAAAGGCATGTGGCGGGTTGCTCACGACAGGACGGTGGAAAAGCTATCAGAGCTTGGGTTGTGGCCTGAAGGCATCCCAAAACCCTAATAGGGTTTGTACTGATGTGCACATGCTTCGTTTTTCTGATAATCAAGGCATCGGAAACAAGATAGGACAAACATGAATTACGCAGCAATTGCCGCAGCAATGCAGGCAGAAATTAATGACAGCAAAGAATGCTACATGCCCAACAGTCCCGGCGCATTTGTCCGTGACAGGCTATTCAAAGACATGTATTGGGAAGAAGCGACATGGGCATGGGGTTGCTTTTGTCGTGGTGGTTTCAACATCCCTGAGTTGGATCGCTTAAATAACCAATTGAATGAATTGGCAGCAAGCGAATCTATGCCCGATTGGTGCACAAGAGGTACATGATGAGCAAAACAGCAATGAAGCTGGCGCTGGAGGCGTTGGAATACATCCATGAAGGCGCAAACAATCAAGGCCCACACACAGGAATTTCTTGGCGTTGTGTTTCAAACAAAGCAGAGCAAACCATCACCGCCCTGCGAAAAGCACTGGCAGAGCAGCCAGCACAGCAGGAGCAGGAGCCTGTGGCGTGGTGGATTCCAAAAGCGGAACAGTTTTGCTTACCAAGCAGTGATGGAACGCGCCCGTTTGCTAAAGCATGGGAGCCTCTCTACACCACCCCACCACAGCGCACATGGGTTGGGCTGACGGAGCGAGAGGTTGAATTAATTGACGGAATGATTGAGGTTCAGCTTAACCATGCAACTCAGTGCGACCGCATCGGCAACCGCACTATGGCCGAAAAGCAAAAGGGATGGGACATGGAGCGCGTAGAACTGCTACGCAAACTCAAGGAGAACACATGACTTGGTGGATGTATCTCATCGGTATTGCTCACACAGTCGTATATGTCTGGGCGTTTTGGAAGGAACGGAAATGAAAATCATCAAAGACGAGATTGCCACACTTAAGCGAGGACGCAGAGTCACCATTGAACTGCGACACGATGAAGAGTACGCCGTCCTTACGCATGGCGCTTACTACCGCCTTGGTGGACAGGTGGACGACATTGTGCAGAGCCATGTCA